AGAAAACCATCCAGAGATTCGCAAAGCTAGGGAAGGTAATGTTAGGTCAGCACAAAACGCTAATTTGACACAACTTGAAACTACACATCCTGATTTTATGAATGTTGTAGGTGATAGTAACTTCCAGGAGTGGGTAGGAAAGAGTGGTATTCGTACCGAACTGTTCCGCAGAGCTGATGCTGACTATGATTTTAATGCAGCTAATGAATTGATAGATACTTGGAAACAAATATCTATGATTGATAAGACCCAAGAGGTCAAAGCGCAACAGAAGAAGTCTAGACAGAAAGCAATGCGACAAACCAGTTCAGAGACTCGTTCCTCAGGTGACTCTGTTGGTGGTAAAAAGATATACCGAAGAGCTGATTTAATTCAGCTTCAGGTAAGTGACCCGAATAGGTACGCTAGTTTATCAGATGAGATAACTCAAGCATACGTTGAAGGTCGTGTTAAATAATATAAAACTCAATAAGGAGAAATACAAATGGCAGCAAATTTTGCTTTAGGTGGTGACCACCATACTACCACTACTACGTCAGCTAATTTCATCCCTGAACTCTGGTCGGATGAAGTTATTGGTGCGTACAAACAAAACTTAGTTTTAGCTAACTTAGTTACAAAAATGTCACATAAAGGTAAGAAAGGTGACACTATTCATATCCCAAAACCAGCTAGAGGCTCTGCTTCTGTTAAAGCTGCTGGTACACAGGTAACATTAATCTCAGATACAGCTGGTGTTGTGAATGTTTCGATTGATAAACATTATGAATACTCAAAGTTGATTGAAGATATTGCTGAAGTTCAATCACTAGCTTCTATGCGTAAGTTCTACACTGACGATGCTGGTTATGCACTAGCTAATCAAGTGGAAGATAGCTTATTTGAATTAGGTGAAGGTTTCCAAGGTGGTACTGTAGGTGGCTCTGCTGCTGCTCTATGGGAGAAGGCAGTAATTGGTGGTGACGGTACTACTAATTTTGCTGGAGCTACTTCTGGTGGTGGTGCTACTGACATCTTAGATGCTGGTATCCGTAAGATGATTCTTACTTTAGATAACGCTGATGTTCCTATGGACAATCGAGCTATCGTTATGCCTCCAATCGCTTCTAATGACTTGTTAGCTATCTCAAGATTCACTGAACAACAGTTCATTGGCTCTGGTGATGCAATTAAGACTGGTAAGATTGGTATGATTTACGGTGTTGATGTATATGTAACTAATAACTGTCCAACAGTTACACCTTCTTCTGGCACTACTGCTAGAATTGGTTTAATGTTACATAAAGATGCTTTAGTATTTGCTGAACAAGTTGGTGTTCGTTCACAGACTCAGTACAAACAAGAATACTTAGGTGACTTGTTTACTGCTGATACTATCTACGGTGTTGCAGAACTTCGTGATGATGCTGGTGTTGCTTTCGCAGTTCCTTCAGCTTAATAGTTAGTTAAGCGTAACCCTTGTCAAGACGAGAGGGTTATTCTGAATTAATTAGGATTAGTTATGCCTTTATTTAGTTTTGAATGTAAAAACAACCACGTCACTGACACGATAGTTAAGTACAGTGACAGGGAAGAACCGCAAATCTGTTCTGATTGTGGAGAACCTTCTTACTTTAAACAGACTTTCTGTACTAATTTCCAATATGGTAACGACTATCAAAGTTTCGGTGCTGATAGACACAAGTGGAATTTAAGAGAGAATCATAGAAACAAAACTGTAGGTAAAAACTACGACTAGGAGAAGTTAATGAGTTGCGGAAGTCCACATTTAGATATATTTGAAGACTCTACCATAGCTGGCGGTGGCTTAGAAATAGAGAGATTCAAAACGAAACTTAGAGAAATATGGTCGCGTGTATTAGAACAGACTTACACAGATAGTGATGGTGAGTCTAAAGCAGAGTACATAGAAGCTAACGCTTTAAGATTCGCTGATGAACCTCAAGAAGAATCAGAGATTGATAATCTAATGGCAATGCTAGATGACTTATTAGACCCTCGAGAAGAATTAGAATCAGTACAAAGTGAAAGTAAAGCACCTTCATATTCAGGTTCTCAGCTCAAAGCTAATAATGAAAAAGGTAAGGTGGAGTCTACTTCTTATGAAGTTAAACATACTTCAACTAAGACACCTGGCGATTCAAGAAGTACAGTTAAATCAAACACTTATGATAAACCTTCAGGTGGAAAAATAGCATCTAGAAAAGATGCTCGGGTCATTAGAAGTTTCGCACCTGTGGCAGAGCAAATGAAAGATGAGTTAATAGCTTTGAAGCTTAGACAGAATATTGGCAGAAGGAAGCAACTATTTAGATTATGAGTAGATTACCTTGGAGAAAAGCTAAGACTTTAGCTATGCTTGCTAATCGTAGGCAATGGCAGAGAGAGTTTGACCCTGCTGAAAGTACAGAATTAGAAATACAAACAGAAGATGGTATTAGTTATATTAGAACAGAAACATCTTCAACAGCAACACCTGAATATATTATAACGGAGTAACGAATGTCCTCAATAAAAGTATCCGCATTAACCGCAAAGACGAGTCCTTCTGGTTCAGAAGAATTATTAATCAATGATGCTGGTACTTCCAAGAAGATTACTATTGCTAATCTACCTACAACAGACTCAACTAAGCTACCTCTAGCTGGTGGCACACTAACAGGCAACCTATCTCTAGGTGATAACGTCAAGGCACAGTTTGGTGCTGGTGCTGATTTACAGATTTATCACGATGGTAGTAATAGTTATATTAAAGATGTAGGTGACGGGGATTTAATAATAACAAGTTCAACCGCTCATAGGGTTAGAACGGACCAATTTCAAATATCAAATAGTGCTAATACGGTAGATATTCTGCAAGGTTTACCGACTGGTGCGGTTTCAGCTTATTATGCAGGTAGTAAGAAACTAGCCACAACCTCAACAGGTGTAACAGTAACTGGTACAGTAGCTGCTACAGATTACACAGGTGATGGTTCTGCTCTTACGGGTATTGATGCTTTACCTACTCAAACATCACAGAATGGTAAGTATCTAACGACTAATGGCTCGGCTGCTAGTTGGGCAGCTTTAGATACAGATGCCAATACAACGACTAAAGGCTTATATGAACACGCCAAGACTATCAGTTCTGACTATACTATATCTACAGGTAATAACGCTCTATCAGCAGGACCGATAACAGTTGCTTCGGGGGTGTCGGTAACAACACCTTCAGACTCAACTTGGGTTATAGTAGAACCAGCAGGTAGTGGAAGTACATCAGGATTTAGTCCTTTCTTATTAATGGGAGCATAACAAAATGGCAACGGTATACAAAGTTCTAGGTCAACTAGCACCTAGCGCAACAACAGCAACAACACTCTATACAGTACCAGCGAGTACCGAAGCAGTAGCTTCAACTATCACTGTATGCAATAGAGCAAGTACAGCAGGTACATATCGAATTGCGATACGACCAGCAGGAGCTACTTTAGCTAATCAGCATTACATTGCTTATGATGTAGCTATCGCGGATACTAATACAACATCACTAACCATCGGTATTTGTTTGGCAGCAACTGATGTAGTCACTGTGTATGGGTCTTCCGCAGACTTTAGTTTTAACATTTATGGTTCGGAGATTACATCGTGAGTATAGGTCAATTCGCAGATAATTATGCAAGATATGGCGTACAGCCAATAGCAACAAATAACATTGTCGCAAGTGGTGGTACAGAGGTTACTTCAGGTGGATATAAATATCACACCTTTACAGGCACAGGTTCACTTTCTATTTCGACAGCAGGTTTAGTTGAGATTCTATACATCGGTGGTGGTGGCTCAGGCGGTGCTAATGCTTATGGCTCAGCAGGTGGCGGTGCAGGTGCTTTGATGTATAAATCAAACTATCATCTAAATGCAGCATCCCACACTATTGTGATTGGAGCAGGTGGAGCAGGACAGACAGCGGCTAGTGCAACTCCTAACTCACGACCAGGTGAGAACACATCGGTTTACCCAGGTGCAGAGACTGCTAATTCTATTATCGCTATGGGCGGTGGTTGTAGTGAATTTACTTATGGTATTGATACTGATAACTATGGTGTAAGTGGAGACCATTATGGTTCAGGCGGTGCTTGTGGAGGAGGGGGTAGTGGTGGACACTCTAGTTATGGTGAGGGAGTTAAGGGTAGAGGATTTATTGGTTTTGATGGTGGTGTAGGTTATATGTCAACTTCTTATGGCGGTGGTGGCGGTGGCGGTGGTATGGGAAGCATAGGAACAACCTCTTCGTATGCTGTAACTCCCCACGGTGGTAATGGTTTAAACACCTATGCAACTTGGGCGAGTGCTACATCTACAGGTGCTGATACTGGTTACTATTGTGCTGGTGGTGGTGGTATGTCTTGGGTAACTGCCACTGCCTCAGGTAATGGCGGTTTAGGCGGTGCTGGAAATGCTGGTTCTTCAGGTGGTAATTACCGTGACGGAGATGCTGCAGATGCTAATACTGGCTCTGGTGGCGGTGGTGGCTACACAGGTGGTAGCGCTGGCGGTAGTGGTGGTAATGGTGCCTCAGGCTTAGTAATAATTCGATACCCAGTATCATAGGATAATATATGTCACAGGTAACTATACAAGGTAATGCGAGTGGTACGGGTACTATAACACTAACCGCACCAAATACTAGCACCGACAGAACAGTAACTCTTCCTAATGCTACAGGTACTTTACTAACTAGCCCTATAACGTCATCAGATACAGATGGTTCTATTGGTCCTACACATACAGCATCAGGCACAGCACCTAGTTCTCCTAGTCTATTAGATGTATGGAATGACACAACAAATGAGAAGTTATATATGAGAACTAATGATGGTACTTCTAATCTTTGGTTGGAGATTTCATAATGGCAGCATTTCCTACAAGCCCAACAGTTAATGACGAACACACGTGGGGTTCTAATACCTATAAATGGAACGGAACAGGTTGGGAAGAGAAGCCAGGCATAGTTCACACAGGCATAGTTGCAGCAACAGGTGGTACAGTAACCACTGACGGTGACTACAAGATACACGCATTCACTTCTTCTGGTACTTTTACTGTAACCACAGCTGGTAACGTAGAATATATTGTTGCTTCTGGTGGCGGTGGTGGAGCTGGTGGCTATTCTGGAGTATCTGGTGGCGGTGGCGGAGCTGGCGGCTTGAAATGGTCTGACTCAGCTGCAGTAACTGCTACTTCTTACACAGTAACTACAGGTGCTGGTGGTTCTGGTTCTGCTGGAAATTCAACAGCCGATGGTGGTGATGGCTCTAATACTTCTTTTGGTGCAATATCATCAACCACTGGAGGAGGAGGAGGCGGTTGGGTAGCTTCATCAAATTGTGGTGAAGGTAGACCTGGTGGTTCTGGCGGTGGTGGTGGTGCAGAATATACTACTACTCGGTCGGGTGGAAAAGGAACTGCAAACGAGGGTCACGATGGCGGTAGTTCAGGCACACTCGGTTATACTCAGGCGTTAGATTTGGGTGGTGGTGGCGGTGGGTACTCCTCTCCTGCCTTAGGGGGTGATTACACTTTAATAACTGGTGGAACAAGAGATTGGCGGAGTGGAGCTGGTGGCTCAGGCTTTCAAACAAAAATCACTGGGGCTACATTAACTTATGCTGGTGGTGGCGGTGGTGGCACTCAAACTGCTGGAGATGGTAATGCTCCAGGTGGCGGTGATGGTACTTCTGGACAAGGTGGCGCACAAAACCAAGTTGGCTCTAATGGTACTGCAAATCGAGGTGATGGCGGTGGTGCTGGCTCTGGTAACTATACTGGTGGTAATGGCGGTTCAGGTGTAGTAATAATTAGGTATCTTTATCAATAATATAGGAATAAGAATATGGCACATTTTGCAGAAATTAATGCTAGTAATAAAGTAGAGCGAGTTATCGTAGTGAGTGATGACGATTGTCTCGATGTAGATGGAAATGAAAGTGAAGCAGTAGGTGCTTCTTTTTGTAACCAACTGTTAGGTGGTGTTTGGAAACAGACATCTTATAATGCTAATATGCGTAAGCATTATGCTGGTGCTGGTATGGAGTACAAAGAGGATATTGACGCATTCATAAGTCAACAACCTTATCCATCTTGGGCATTAGATGCAGATGCTGACTGGCAACCACCAGTAGCTTACCCTGACGATGCTACAGATGAGAACCCTTACAGATGGAATGAAGAGACAACATCTTGGTCTGTTGTTGCATAAGGTCTAATGAATGGAATTGTCAGATGTTGTATTAGCACTAGTCAGTATTATTTCGACTGGCTTAATCGCTGTGATGAAATCGACTAATAAAACCGTTAAAGATATTGAAGATAGAGTAACTACTTGTCAGATTAATTTACACAAAGAGTTTGTACACAGAGAGGAATATGCTCATCAAATTGATAAGATTGAAAAGATGCTAGACCAGATTTATACTATTCTAAGAGATAGAGATAAATGATATGGGTGCTATTGACTGATGGTTATTACAGAATTTATCTTTTTGACCCTTGGAATCTACCTATTAATTATGTGATGTTATGAAGAAATACTTAACAAGGAACGATAAAGGGCAATTCATCCACGCTACTTGGATTGCTAAACTTATTATTATGGTTAAGAAATGGTTAAGATTGGCTTAATACTAATGATTACTTTATCAGGTTGCAGCTCACTTGAGTTTAGGAACTTAGGTAAGACTGGTGTTACTACAGGTATCGCTTATGTTGTAGCAGGACCTATACCTGCCATAGCAAACCTAGCTACATCAATGGCTTATGATGAGATTATTCCCGATAAGCCGAGTATTGATAAGATAGAGAATAAAGAACAGGCAGTGGCGTATGTACTTGAGAAAGGAATTGTGTGGTCGGTAGTTGGTTTTATAGCTTTCCTACTAATCACTAATGTCCTAGTTCCTCTTCTAACTAGACGATGGGGCTACAACGAAGCTAAGAACAAGTACAAAGAAGTTATATTTGAACAAGATAAGGAGTGAGTAATGGAAGGGTTAATTAATAAGATTAAATCAATGAATAAGACTACTCTCGCGGTAATCGGTATATTCGCAGTAATTGCTATTGTTAATATGCTCGGTTATGGTGGTTAATGTAGGTACAGAACAAGTACCAGTTTGGGTGTATGTTCACCATAGGATGAAGTGATGAGTAGATTGATATTATTTATTGCTATGCTTGTATCAATGACAGCAATAGCCTTCTTTAATATGCCTCAGCAGATGTACCAAGCAGGTAGTAAGTTGATGTTTCCTGCTCAAGATGTAACGAAAGCACAGCCACAGACATTAGTATGTGATTGTAATTGTAATAAATAGGAGAAGAGAATGTTAAGATATGAAATGCCTAAAGCACCTGCTAATAAAGCACCTGCTAAGAAAAAGAAATCTAAGTAGTTGATTTAACTACATAAATTGTATTATAATGCCAACAAACGGAGAACCTTATGACCTTTAGAGAACTTATTAATGAAGTCCTAATCAGGTTGAGAGAAGAAACCATTGCTACCGATTGGTCGGGTAATATCAATGATAGTACAGCAGTAACTGATTATCAAAAGGTTGTTGCCTCACTGATTAATGACTCTAAGC